CAAGGTGATCTTCTCAAGACGTTAAGTGTAAAAATGACGTTACCACAAATTGATCTGACAAGAGTTTATATAGAATCTGTTGGTCATGCAATTATAGAGCACGCCGATCTCATAATAGGTGGAGAGGTTGTACAAAGGCTCACGAGTGATTATTTACAGATTTATTCAGAGCATAATGTCACACAAACAAAACAAAAAGCTCTAGAACAACTCGTGGGTAAATACCCTCTCAGAACAACAGATCGAAAGGTTGGTGAAGTTAGGACTGGGGGTATCGGGGGTAATTCCGGTATCGTCATTAATGGTACATTGGGTACAACATCAGATGAAAGTTTCTTTGTCGATCTTCCGTTTTACTTCTATAGGCATCCAGAACTATCTATACCCCTATGTGCCATAAACAAACAGGAAATTGAGGTGGAGATTAAATTGAGAACTGCAAATGAACTTGTCATCAAAGGTGATGGTTCATATAGCAATCCAGAAACTACCCTTAAAATAAAAGAATTTCAGATGTGTGCCGAAGTCGTATTCTTGGATTGTACCGAACGTATCAAGATTGAAAATACACCTACAGACTTTTTGATCACACAACTTCAACAAGATGTTTTCGATATTGGTGTGGATGTAAATGAAGGAAAGTTCAAATTAGATTTTACAAATCCAGTCAAAGAATTGTACTTTGTTGTACAACGCCAGGGCACTAACGTGAATGCAGTGGATACTACTTTACAGGGTAACTTTGTGACTATTTTTGATTATGACAACACTTCGAATGTTCAGGATGGAAAGTTCATTCTGTATGAAAACCTGGACTATCTTACTCTCACCCTCGATGATCAGGATATCATCACACAGGATACAGGTAATGTCATTTTCCTCAAGGCTGTGCAGGCGGCGATTCACCATTCAAAGACTCAATTGATCAGGCGCTTCTATTCATATAGCTTCGCTCTTCAACCAGAAGAATGGTATCCAACCGGACAAATTAACTTTAGTTTGGTAAAAGATCAAATACTCAATCTAAGTCTTACATCGTGTCCCGATTTCAGAAGACAAATTCGAGTTTATGCCCTAAGTTACAACATCCTTCGTGTAAATGAGGGAACAGCTCAAACTCTTTTTGACACCAGACATTAAAGATGAACATGCAAACTGGTTTTGGCGGAGACGGTTCAGCTATGGCTGAGCAGTATGTTACAAGTATGATTGAGATACTGATGCCTGTCATGGAGAGAAGCATGATTTTAGCAGCCGAATATTCCAAGGCGTGTGGGAGAGATATGATACTCCCAGAAGACATGGAATATGCGATCAAATATTGTGCGATGAACACGGTTGGCCAGGATATCGGAACTCTATTTCCCGAAGTTTATGATGAAGAGGATTCTGATGAGGATGATGATATTGAAGAAGTTCCAGAAGAAGACTGCCCCAAGTTTGAAAGATACTCTGGTGACGACGAGCGTTTCATTCTCATGAACCAGTGCTACGATCGATGGGAAAGTTGGACACCCCAAAGTCCGGTAGAAGAGATGTTAAAAAATGCTATTAATAGTAATGAGCACCTCTGAGCCAGAGGGATGGTCGTTCTCGAATACTAAATTCAAGATATATGACACAGGATCCAGCTCTAGTGAAGATTCGTCGGATGATGAAGACTTATTTTCAAGAACAAAAACAATAAAAAAGAAAAAATTCAAAAAGATTGTTCAGAAGGAAGAGTTGTTACCAGAATAATTTTCCTATTGTAATATATACAATGTCCGCCGTTACCAGCGCCCTCAAGACTGTCGATCTCGTCACCCAGGAGCTCCAGACCCAGACCCTCAACTCCATTGTTGCCGGTTTCTCTTTCGCCGCCGCGATGTCTTGGATGGATTTCATCCGCTGGGTGATCACCCAGATTGTCAAGGTCCCCAAGAACGGTGGTTCCCAGTACGCGCTCACCGCGCTCCTTACCTCCCTCCTTTCCGTGATTGTCTTCATGGTCATCTCCCGTATTAACGGTCGTGTCAAGAAGCCCGCCCAGCCCGTCTATGCGATCACTCGCTAAGTTTTTTCGGGTATTTGGGACGCTTACCCTTCATGAAAAACATAAGGAGTAGTCCAATCACAACTACCAGTACAACATAGATAATCCATCTATAATCATCCTTAACTTCAGGAATGCTTATAGATTCTTCTTTCTTTTCTTCGGTGACCTTTTCTATTGGAACTTTTGGAAGTCCTTCCAATTTGTCCATAGAACCTATTAGTTCAAACTTTAAGATATGATCCTGATTTCTAAAGTCATACGGAATTAGGCGACCGTGGCTCATGTAAAAGAATTCAATGCGAATATCACGAATGAACTTTTGAGGACCGGAGTGAAAATGATGTATGAGATGATCATCAGCTCCATTGAAATTTATGAAATCTGAACCATCGAGAAGTATGTGTCCAGTGTAAAACGGGGTCGATGAATATATATCTTGATTAAACTCGTCAGAACCAGCTGTCAACTTGAGTATCAGAGAATTTGGACCATTCAAATTTACTGCACCAGATGTAATTTCACCATTTGCATTAGAAGTGAAATCTTCAGAACTAAAACCTAACACCTGATGTGGTGTCGTCACAGAAGATGTTTTACTTTGATAACCATTTGTTCCTGTGTGAAATTCAAACGTAAAAGCGTTTGATGAACCCACATTGGAAAAATTGATACTATTCGTTTCTTCGTCATATACGACGAGGCTCACGTTGGAGTCTGGTGGTGCGAGAAGAGTCTCTAAATCTTCGGCCAGAATATACCCATTCGCATAATTGGTTTCATTCAGTACGAAGACGTTTCCATCGACACTAAATGAGTTATTTGTGCCACAAGTTGTTAATTGAGGTGTAGGGATTCTCGCCGAAATGAGTTTGATTTCAGAAACATCATAAATCGGATTTTCCAGTGTAACCACATAACTATTTGCATATGCATATAAATTCGTCTGACGTTCGCTACTATCTATAGCCAGGTTATACACCTTCATTAAAATATAGGCACAATATTTTAATGAATGTTTTTGTCTAATAATTCGAACAATTTTACTGATACAGACTGTGTGCGAGAGGGTTGTTCTGGAGCTGTCGCTGCGCGATACTGAGATCCCGAGAGTTGGGATTCTCGTTACCCTTGTAGGCATTGAACTTGTGGAACGCCTTCTGCTTGTATTGCTGAGTCCATCCACCATTGGCTGGATTCATGCGACCATCAACACGGGTTGTGTCGGACCGTACCGCCGTAAGAGCACCACCTTGCTTGAGGGCACTCTCGCGAACATTCATACGACCAGCGTTACCCATACGGTTGGGCTTACCACGACGATCCTCGGGGCGGAAACCATACTTCATGAGCTCCTCATTCGTCTTCGCAGCAACCTTAACAGCGGCACTGTTCGTATAAGCACCACGGAAGTTGGTAATACCAGGTTGAGGCTGGTTGTAGTGGCTATATTGCTCGTCGTTACGATCACTCTTGAATCGGGTGGGATCTTGGGAAACAGTCTGTGCTGAGATGAAACGTTTGGCACCACTGAAACCAAGACCATCCGTACGAAGACCAGTCTCCGATCGGTTTGTGGTACGCTTGGTCCTCTCATGTTCATTGCGGGGTACAACACCAGACATACCTTGGGCACGTCCAGCCATGGTAGGAAGACGTTCAGGGAGGAATGCAGTCGTTTCAGGTTTGTTATGAGTTAGCTCACCAACAACAGCGGAGCGACCACCAGTAATATCCGCAGCTGGACCAGTCCTACCAGGGAGAGTGGTGAGTCTATACTCACCGACATTCACGGGATTCACACGGAACATCTGTTGAAAGCCACCGACGGCTGGGGTCTCAGCACTGACACCAAGACCTGGTCCCACAAGTTGCTTCTCAATGGGAGACAAATTGTTCATGCGACCCTGGTCATACATACGATTCCGCATGTTTAGGATCTCCTGACCACCACTTCTCTGTTGTCTGGAAATATCAGCAAAACTCTCCATCTCCCTCTTTTGGGGAACCCCAATGTTGGGTTGGAAATTGTTATTTTGAATTTCTATAGGCGCTTTGACTACTGGGGGTGGTTCAGGCACCTCCTTTTGGGGGGGTGGAACAGACTTAGTACTCAAAGTTCGACCAGCATACACAAGACCGGCCACAGCCATGAGCGAAATGGGATCAGCCATTCTTACTTCTTACCGACATTTTTATTAGCGTACCTTTGCTGAAAGAGACCGTTCTGAAGTTCGGCGCGAGTACTCGCTGGTTCATATCGCATGGTACGGAGGGGAACTTTACATTCCATGTTCGACAGTGGGAAGAGATTACGCTCATAGGTTTGGACGATATGTTTGTTGAAACGGGACGTGGATTGGGGGCGAAGTTGATCGCTCGTATCTATATGTTGGGCTGGGGAACCCTTACCCGCCATGTAAGGCGCGGTTCCATACAACATGGTGTTGGGGCGGCATCCACCACAATTGAGATTACTGGGCTGGGGATACACGAAAATCTCATCAGTCGCCTTGACTGGGGGAATAGCACCCTTGTTTTGAACTCGGGAAAGGCCAGGTTGGAGCTGATACGCCATTTATTATTACATGAGAATATTTATCTAACTGTACG